CTCAGACTTCGGCAACTTCGGGTTCGAATTATCAGGCAGGTCTCGCGCAGTTCTCGCAAGCCATGTCGGGTATGGCGATCAACCACTCTTTTGTCGAGCACGGGATATTCATGATCTTAGTGTCGGCGCGGTCGAATATTACGTATCAGGAAGGACTTAAGCGCGAACTTTCCTATCGGACCCGGTATGACTTCTATCAGCCAGAGTTTAGTAATCTTGGCGAAGTAGCGGTTTTAAATAAAGAAATCTATTTCCAAGGTGCGGCGGCTGCTGCGGACAACGAAACATTTGGATATCAGGAGTATGGTTATGAGCTACGATACGACGAGAACATCGTCACAGGAGAAATGCGATCCAATTATGCGACTTCTAAAGACTCCAAACACATGGCCGACGATTATTCTAGCCTTCCTACTCTTGGCGCTGCTTGGATTGTTTCTAACACTGCCATTTCTCGGAATATTGCTGTCTCTGCGGCCACCGCAGATCCCATAGAACTGAACACTCTTGTCGCCGGTCGGATTGCACGGACTCTTCCGATGTACTCCATTCCTGGATTGAACAGGATTTAGCCATGGGATTTCTTGGCGACATAATACCAATTAGTACAACCATTGCAGCCGGGGCCTTTGGAGGCCCCGGGGGTGCGGCGGCGGTCGGCAACTACTGGAACATGCAGGCTCAAAAAGACATGAATCGTGAGAACGTCGCGTTAACGCGCGAACAGATGGAGTTCCAGGCAAGGATGAGTTCAACAGCCCATCAAAGGGAGGTAGCGGACCTTAAAGCCGCGGGGCTGAACCCGACCCTATCAGCTGGGGGGGATGGAGCTAGCACCCCGTCAGGAGCCGCTGCGAGCCTTACAGCGCCACAAATTGACATGCCCGGGATTATGCACATGATGACCACAGGAACCCAACTTGACCAGGCGCAGCAGAGAATCAATATTGAAGGAAACGTTGCGGCTTCGCAGATGGACAAAAACTCCGCGGAGCGGCAGCGAATCTTAGCGGAAACCAGACTTAAGCAACGAGGCTCAATTCGGGCCGATATTGAGGGGTCTATTTCTAAGTACTATCAACAGTATATGAAGAGGCTGGAACAGCGACGAAAAGAGACCCAACGACAACTTTATGACAGGAATACTATTTACAGGAGTCAGCCATGATTGAAATTGAACTTTCAGAACGGGAAAAATCGGAACTTCTTCAAAATGCGGTAATCAAGGTTAGTAAGCGACCTAACGGTTCTATTAGGATTCAACAAGACTTCAGCCATTGCCCCACGATGGCTGAGCAACACACAGCTCACTTGACGAACATTAATTATCTTATCGAGAGATACAAACCCGACGAATTAGCGGCGTATATCGCCGCAAGAAATCAATACCGTCGGGAAATCATAGGCCACGACTTCAGTGCGGAGTTGGACCTACAATCAGCAAAAAATACAGTTCTCAGATCCCGTAAGGAATTCGAGAAACTTCCGGACTCTGTCCGAAAACAGTTCGCCAATCACTTAGAATTTATCAAATTCATAGACAACCCGGCGAACGTGGAAAAGATGCTAGAATTAGGCATCTTGACCAAAAAACAAATTGACGGAGTCAAAATCGAAAACGAGCCCATTATCGCCAATGATAGCGCGAAGGACGGCGCAGCTAAGGACGCCAAGCCAAAATAGGCAACAATGGGCTTCGTTCGAGCGAGGCAACGCTAAATGCCGAGCAAAAGCGCGGAATGGGGTAACATACCCCCGCGCACCAAGGCGCATAGCGAAGCGAGCGCAATACCAGGCGGGGTGTTAGGGGCAGGGCGGAGCCCCGCCCCTTATGTATCAACAAACAATAATTATTCACTCTTCCTAAGTCCCCCCTTTTAGGGGGGATTTAGGGGGGTAAAAGAGGCCTAGGCCTCCTCCTCCAACTTTAAATATACTCTCTTCCAGTTCTTACCAACCTTTACGGTTATCTCTACGTACCCAGAAATCTTCTGGATACCATCCTTCTCTTCGATCTTTCGTACCACTTTACCAATCGTCGCTTTAACCTTTGGTTTACTCATATAGAAACTCCTTTTGGAAAAAGAGGCAGAATTGCCTCATGATCACCAGGGACACGCGGCAAGCGGAAAACTCAAGGGTACTAGCGAAGCGGCCCTTGAATTTTTCGCGAGCGTGATACGAACGGAGCTTCGAAAACGTTGACAACTAAAATCCTGTAATATTACAACTCGCTAGATGCTCTGCACGATATGCGAACGCAGAAAACTAAAACAACGCGAGGCAACTCGCAGACACAGGAGGAAAAAATGTGGTCTAAAACTAAAACAACAGAGGAACCCGGACTCAGGTACTTTACGGTGTTCGACAGCAAAGGGAAAATGTACAACGAACCTTTCCCGTCCATGAATCGGGAGACAGCCATTAGGGAGTTCATTACAGCCTTTAAGCATCCCGAGGCTTCGATAAAAAATCGCTATTACATGAACGCAGAGGATTATTCAATCTTTGAATGCGGAGCGTTTGACCATAAGACCGGCACGTTAGTCGGTTCCAACCTGGACCATGTCGTGAATCTTCACGACCTAAGAGCCATGGTGACGCCACCTGCTCAAAATTCGGGCATTGTTCCTACTTGATTAATACAATGCCCACTGACACACTTTCTGGAGTTATCCACAAGAAAGGTGTCAAAAATGAAACGGCAGAGGCTTTCACCGGGCAAGGACCGAAAGGTGTTTAAACGCACGTCCCGGACCCATCGAGCCAACACGGTTAGATTTGTTATGCGGGGCGGAATTCGCAAATAAATAAAAAGGGGGGGTAATGAGCCCCCCCTTATCGAGGAAAAGTAATGAAGTGTGCAGACCCAGTATTATGCTATCGGTCTAGGGATGGCAAGCGTCAATTTAGGCATTTCTCCCACAGTTCGGAGATTTACAAAGCCCATCTTCATCAGGAAGTTTTCAGTTGCGGACGGTGTTTATCTTGCCGCAAGGCCAAAGCCCGGGAATTAGCAGCCAGGTGTGTTCTTCACGCGTCCCTGTACGATCAAAACTGTTTCCTCACATTAACCTACGACGAAACAAAGGCAGGCTATCACAATGACTTCGATTACACAGACATCCAACGGTTCAAGAAACGACTTAGACAACATGCTCGACGAGTGCTGGGTAGGCGTATTGAAGTGTTCAACGTGCACGAGTACGGCAAAAACGGGAAAAAGCACTGGCATCTTATTGTCTTTAACTGGGACGCCGTCGATAAAGTTTTGTATACGACATCGGGCGGCCATCCTCTTTACACTTCGAGCGTACTCACGAAATTATGGCCTTTTGGCTACCACACCATCGGGGACGTCTCGGAAGGGTCTGCAATGTATCAAGCCCAGTACATGGAAAAGGATTTCCAGAATAATAATCAGACGTCTAAACGCCGGTCACACAGTAAACATTCCGGATTGGGGCGTCCGTATTTTCTAAAACACTTCCGGCAACTCTTGCGTCTCGGTTACATCCCCTTCGGGGGTGGGAAAATTGGACTTCCTCGCTACTTCGAGAAAATAGCAGATAAGCACTATAGCTATTTTTATGATCAGAGCTGTTTCCACGATACCCCCTTTAGGAAAGCCGTTCACAGACCATTTAAAGACGCAAGTCAAGCCAACAAAGAAATGGCGGACCTTTATCTAGATTATAAACATGATCGACAAAAAAAGATAACTTCACTCGAAGAAGAATGGAGGAATGTCATTACTGAACACTTGACCAATCAAAACGAGCCAGATTTTATTAAATCGAATCGCAACAAACTCTACGATCTACGTAGCAAAACAGGACAGGAGAATTTCTAATGCATTTAAAAACAGATACCTCACTTCAGGCACACTTTTCACAGGTGCCGACGATATCCCGCTCTCGCAATGCTTTCGGCATTAGTCGTAAGCACGTCACCACGATTCAATTCGACTACCTCTATCCCCTTTATTATAAATATATTTACCCTGGGGATACTCTATCTATTAACCAAGCCATCATGGCTCGACTGAGTACCCAGACAACTACGCTTTACGATGACTTGTACTTTGACGTGCATGCGTGGTTTGTACCTATGCGACTGGTTCAGACAAACTGGGCGAGGTTCCAGTTTAATGATCATCCCACAGGTCCGACCCAAGACAACTCGGCTCTTACGACTCCGAAAATTACGACTACCGCCCTTACGACAGGTTTCGTCGCGAAAACTCTTTACGACTATTTCGGCTTTCCGACTGAGACCGGCACATTGGCAGCGGACGGCGAGCACATTAACAACTATCTCGGAAGGGCGTACAATTTAATTTGGAATTCCAACTATCGCGACGAAAACCTACAAAACGCCGTCACGGTGGACGTTGACGACGGGCCGGACGATCCCGTGAACTATGTTTTACTTAAGCGCGGCAAACGTCATGACAAATTCACTTCGTGCCTTACGGCCGCGCAAAAAGGCACGGCTGTTAATATGCCCCTTGGAACTTCGGCTCCGGTGTTGGGAATCGGGTCCACAGCTCAATCCTTTCCGCAAACTAACGTTACGGCGTATGAATCGGACGAAACAAGTTCGGTTTACGCGAATGCGGCTTACGTGGATACGGGTTACGTTACGTTCGCAGTTCAAAAGAACCCATCTTCCAACTATCCGTATATCCGAGCTGACTTGTCGGCTGCGACCTCTGCGACGCTTAACGAATGGCGTTCTTCAATTGCAGTTCAGCATCTCTTAGAGGCCGATGCCCGAGGGGGAACCCGTGACGTTGAGGCTATTCAGCACCGTTGGGGAGTCACGGTTCCCGACTTCCGCATGCAGCGGCCAGAATACCTTGGTGGGCAGACCTTCACTTTCGACGGCCATGTGGTACCTCAGACTTCGGCAACTTCGGGTTCGAATTATCAGGCAGGTCTCGCGCAGTTCTCGCAAGCCATGTCGGGTATGGCGATCAACCACTCTTTTGTCGAGCACGGGATATTCATGATCTTAGT